TAGTGGTAATGAATATCAGTGTACTGTAGCAGGTACTTCAGCTTCTTCTGGAGGTCCAACACATGCTTCAGGTACAGCTAGTGATGGTAGTGTTACTTGGCAGTTTGTTAAGTCAGCACTTGAAGAAGTAGATCTAGATGTTATCTACCTATATGAATTCACTAAACTACCCTCAGTATTTAGACGATACATAACTTATAGAGCAGCTAGGATGGCTGCTACACAGCTTGTAGCTAACGCTCAACTAGTACAACTACTAGGTACACAAGAGTCAATGGCAAGAGCTGCTTGTATGGAATATGAATGTAACCAAGGTAATCATAGTATGTTTGGATTCCCAGATGACAGTGCTATAACTACTTATCAACCATGGAGGAATCTTAGAAGATAATGGCTGGAGTATCTCAACAAATCCCTAGTTATTACGGTGGTATATCAGAACAGGCTGATCAGTTAAAGAGGCCAGGTCAAGTAAAAGATGTAGTAAATGCTATACCTGATATAACATGGGGATTATATAAAAGACCTGGTAGTAAAAGAATAGGAACTAATAAACTAACTAATGTACAGTCTAATGGCTCTTGGTTTCATTACTATAGAGATGAGACTGAAGGTAGTTATATAGGACAGATAGCTAGTGATGGTAAGGTTAGGGTATGGAGTTGTAATGATGGTACAGAAAAGAATGTCTGGTATCATACAGATAATGCTCCGTATGATTCAGTTAATTCAAATCATGTAGCTATAACATCTTACTTAACTCCTAGTAGTGCTACAGCTACAGAAGACTTACAAGCATTAACTATAAATGATACTACTTACATAACTAATAGAACTAAAGTAGTAACAACTACTGGTACAACAACTACTAAACCTGATGCCTATTCTGCTTATATAGAAATACTAAGAACAGAGAATGGTAGACAGTATGGTTTAAATATCTCTACTCCTAGTGCTGCTACAAATGTATCTTTAAGTAGAGCTACAAGATTAAAAATAAATAGTACAACACAAGATGTAGGTACTAATACTGGTCATTGTCCAGGCATCGGTACACAAGTATTCAGTCAAGATAGCGGAAGTAAAAAAAATCTGATATTCCGTATAACTGCATTAGGACAAGTAGCACAGCAAAATGCTACTGGTGATAATTTTAAATGTACTTATAATAATGAAATAGATTTACTTCATGGCGGAGAAGGTTGGGACACTGATGATACAACTACAGTCGCTTTAGATCAAGCTCAGACTTCTTACCAGTTTGTAGTAAAAGTATTAGATCATGAGACAACAACAATTAAAGCTGATGTTAAAGCAGTTAGACCTGCACCAACACCATTTGATGCTGAAACAGCAGTAACAATTGATACTATATTAGGCGGTATAGATGCAGAACTATCAGGATTAACTGTAGATGGATCTGCTTTAAATACACAGATTATAGGTAATGGTATCTATCTATCATGTGCTAATCCTTTTATTGTAGAAGGAACAGATCCTGACTTAATGAGAGTCATGCAGTCTGAAATCAATGATGTCACTAATCTACCTAATCAGTGTAAGCAGGGTTATATAGTTAAAATAACTAATGCTAGAATGGCTGAAGAGGATGATTACTATCTTAAATTCTCTGGAGAAGAGGGTTCTTCAGGCTCTGGATCTTGGATAGAATGTGCTGCACCTGGTATTATAAAGAGCTTCAATGCTTCTACTATGCCTCATATACTGCAACGTCAAGCAGATGGAGACTTCTTACTTAAAGCTGCTACATGGGCTGATAGAGAAGTAGGAGATGATGCTACTAACCAAGCACCTTCTTTTGTTGGTGATCCTACATACAGTAGTAATGGTATAGCTACATACTCAGAAGATAGAAAGATTAATAAAGTACTATTCTTCCGTAATAGACTAGCTTTCTTATCTGGTGAAAATGTTATATTATCAAGACCTGGTAACTTTAGTACACCTAACTTTTGGGCTGAAACAGCTCTAACAGTTAGTGCTATTGATCCTATTGATATATCTAGTAGCTCTATGTTCCCATCAGATTTATTTGATGGTATAGAAGTTACTGTTGGTCTTGTAGTATTCAGTAGTAACCAGCAATTCCTGTTAGCTTCTGATGATACTGTATTAAATCCTGATACAGCTAAGTTAAAGAGTATATCTGCATTTAACTATAACACAGTCATACCTCCTGTATCTTTAGGGATGTCAGTAGGCTATATTGATAACTCTGGTAAATACAGTCGATTCAATGAAATGAGTGTCATTGAACGAGAAAGAGATCCTGTTATAGTAGAGACAAGTAAATTAGTACCAAGTTTATTACCAAAAAATATAGATATAATAACTAACTCAAGAGAGAATCAGATTGTATTATTTGGTAATACAACTGATGCTGTAACAACTGATGGTAAGAAAACTATATATGGTTTTAAATATCTATTTACTGGAGAACAGAGACCTCAGACATCTTGGTTTAAATGGAAGTTAAATCAGAATTTAATATACCACTTCATTATAGATGATGTATATTATTTCTTAGATAGTGATGATTTCTTACAACAGATAAATCTAGTACAAGATACTGATGAGAGTATTACTGAAGACGGAGTTAATTATTTAGTACATTTAGATAACTATGTAGCTAATGTAACTGGTGGTATATTTAGTACTGCTACTAATAAAACTACATTTAATACTACATGGTTAGCTGATATATCATCAAGTACTAATGATGTAGCTATTATAGATGCTGATGGTAGATATGGTAAGGGTACTAGAGATGGTAACGCTCTTGAAGTAGTAGGAGATTGGTCTAGTGCTACAGTAGATATAGGATTCTTATATGATTACGAAGTAGATTTCCCTACACTATATGTATCTTCATCAGATAATAATATATTTACTAGTGATGCTAATAGCTCTTTAGTTGTACATAGAATTAAACTAAACTTTGGTAAGGTAGGTTCTTATGAAACTACACTAACAAGTAAAGTAGGTAAAGATCCATATACTGAAATCTATGAATCTAATACACTAGATGCTTATGAAGCAGGAGATGTTCCATATTTATCAGAAAAAATTAAAACTATCCCAGTATATGAAAGAAATACAAACGTAGATATAACACTTAAATCAACTAACCCATCACCTGCTACATTACATTCAATGAGCTGGGAAGGGGATTACACCCAAAGATTTTATAAACGTGTCTAAATACATTCACCCAGTAACAATGGAGGCTGCTATGGAGGTAGCCTCTAATTTACGTCCAGAAGACCGCAGAGAGCTTGAAGAAGGTCACGGGCTAGATTGTATCCAATACTTCAAGGATATGGCCTACGATCCCTTCTGTGTACATTTCGTGGTGCCTAACGGCAAGACTGCCGGAATGGCTGGAGTAGATACTAATGGTGCAATATGGATGATGTGTACACCCGCAATCCATGAGTACCCACTTACATTTGCTAGAGAAGCTAAAAGGTATGTTGAGAGTAGGACAGAACCTTTGCTATGGAACATCGTTGACAAACGTAATATTGTTCATTTAAAACTACTCAAATTTCTAGGTTTCAAATTCTTAAGGGAACTTAAGTATGGACCTAACCAATTGACCTTTATCGAGTTTTGCCGTGTGTGCAGGAGATCCTAACGCTGGTGCTAGAGAACAAGCTAGAATACGACACCAAGAAAAAAATGCAGCTTTTGAAGATAAAAGAGTTGCATATCATAATGAAGAGTATTCTTATTTAACTAATAACCAGAGAGCTGTCATGGGTCTCAGCCGTACTTATGGAGACATAATGGAGGCTGGGATAAGACAAAGAGGTGTTCTTAGAGGAGCATCAGAAAATATTGTACGAAGATATGCAGTAAGTAAAGATAGAGCCCAAGCTGCCGAAGGTGGTAGATCTAGAACTGCTGGGAAAAATAGATATTTAGAATTATTAAATAGACAAACTATAATAGAAAATCAAATAAGAAATACAGTCGGGGCTAATGCATTTAAACAGTACTTAGGTGCTAATAGACAGTTCAGGGCACAACTAGCTGGTAATAGAGAAAAGCTTGGCTTACCTCCTACTTATGGTTCACCTGTAATGATGCCTCCTAAAGGTAATACAATGTTGGCTAACTTAGGTATGGCAGCAACTATTGCTGGAGCAATATATACTGGTGGTGCTTCAATGGGAGCCAAAATGGGATTAGCAAGTACAAAAGCGGCTACTGCAGTAGGTGCTGGTTTATCAGCTGGTGGTAGTGTGTTTACTCAATCTGCATACGGAGGATACTAATGACTTCATCTTTTCAACCTAATCCACTCCCTGATATTAGTCAATATAACTATACTAAAACTGAACCTGATCTTACAGAATCTATTAATGATAATATAGATGCTTTAACAAAAGATAGAAAAAATTACTACGATCAACTCATAGAAATAAATAATCTAAATATTAAACGTGATCGTAGTGAATTACAAGGTATATTAAATTTAATACCAGTTGGTTTCCAAGCAGTTCAGGATATACAACGTATACAAGAACAGGCTAGAATATATAAAGATAGTGGATATTCTGCTAAAGATAGACAAAACTATTTAAACAAGTTAAATTCTGATAAAGATGAAACTGAAAGAGAGTTACTTAAAGAAGCTGAAAAAGATAAATTAAAAGAGAAAAGACCTGATTTATATAATGCTATACTTTCAATGAAAAATGCTGATATATCTGATAAAGATATATTAGTAAGACTGCTTAATGAATTTCCAACATGGGAAGTAGCAAGTCAAAAATTAATTGCTAAAACTGAAGATGGTAGAAAATTAGCTTGGACTCAAGTTAGGACTCCTGAAGATTGGTATGACTTTGATGCTTATCGTGTAGGCACAATGCTTGATATACTTTTATTGAACGGATTTAATCCTGGGTTAATAGATAAGTATTATGGTATACCTTTGCATGAGAAAAAAGATGCTAGATTTAAAAAGTGGCAAACTAAACAAACTCAGTTAGAATCAAATGAAATAGTAAGATTTAAAAAAAAAGATGTTATTAATGAATTAACAGCATTAGGACCAGAAAAAGCTGGAACACATATATCCTCATGGTTGAAGAATAATTATACATATTTCAATAATTCATGGGGTGAAGGTAGAAGTTTTTATTTTAATACAATAACTGAAGCTGTAAACTCAGGTGAACTGAAACTTGAAATAGCTGAATCTATATTAAGACATGAGGAACAGTGGAGAGGATTGAAAGAAGGACAAAAGAAATCAGTTGAAGACCATTGGCCTACTGAATCTTCTGTACTTAAAAAAGCTATTTCAGATACAAGAAAAGCTAACATTCAAGCAAAACAATCACAGAAAGTAGCAGATACTAATGTGTGGGTTTCTTCTATATTAGATCCAGCAAGATCTAAAATACAGACTATTAGTCCTGATCAAAGATTAGAATTCTTAAAAGGTATTTCAAATAGTTTCTATACTTCATTAGGTAAAAAATATCCTAATATTAAATTACCTGAAGAGTTTAAAGACTGGGTTACACGATTAGAAGATGATGAAACAGAAGCTATAAACATAATTAAAAATCGTTTATCTAAAAATTTACCAGTACCTGATTATTTATTTGACCCTATTTATACATCAGAAGGGTTGAAAAAAGCAGAAGGATTACGAGATCATGCTTCAAAAATATTAGATCCAGATGAACAGAATGAAATAGAAGGTAGAATAAGAGCATCTATTGGAGGACATCTAACTGAAAACTTATTACTTCCTGGTACACCACAAAGTACAGACTTTCAACAAATTGAATCACACGCACTACCAGCTTTTTATGCAAAACTTAGACAATTAATGATAGAAGAAGATATACCAGAAGGAGTAGCTATAGGTAAAGCTTTTGAAATGTTTGAAGGTGAGACAGGTACAAAAAATTTTAATACTTGGAAAAAATTAGGATATAAATCACAAGGGGAGTATGACCCAAGCTCTGCTCAAGATTTATCTGATACTATCACATTATTGAAATCTGATAATACAAAGTTAAATAGTAAAGAAATTCATCCTGGGGAATTTGATGATCTACAACAAGGGTATATTCTTTATAAAACTGGTGAAGGTAATTTCCCTTCTCGTTATTGGAAGATATCTTATTCTGGAATTTTAGACGAACCCAAAACTCCACATGAAGCTTTAACGACAAGACTTGAAGCTACAGGTTTTATAAAAGAAGGCAAGCCTATTCCAGAAAGAGACAGACTAATACCATATTTACAACGTCTACTTTTAAATAAACCTAGTAGCAGTAGTACTATTAGAACTATCTTAGAATCTGATCAATCTGATTGGATGATTGGATTGTTGAATTCTATCCATACAGATTCTGATATAACAAAAGAATCTCTTAGAAAACAATTATTAGATAATATCTATACTGATAATTCTTGGATTTCTTCCAATAATGATTGGTTTAGATATAATGAAATAGATGAGGATTTATTGAATGATTATTCTGAAGCTACAGGTGATAATAATATTTATTCAAGTCCTTTGAATTTAACAAAGACTATATCAATTTTTCAAGTAGAACGGAAATTACAGGAAGAGTCAAAATCTTTTGAAGAACGAATTAAAGAAGCATTTCCTGAAAAAGATGTTTCTATGTTAGGTCAGCCTATAAGTACTGAAGAATCTATAGAACAAACTGGTTTATATAAAGCAGGAGTAGGAACAAGAGATTTCATTATGTCTTTTTTAAGAGATGATGAAGGTAATCTGAATACTATAGGTACAATGCTGGAACGTTTATTAACAGGAGAAGGTGCAGAAGATGTTGAAGAATGGATACGAAGTGCTCCTCTAGGTAAAATTATAGATAGTTTAGATGAATTTTTAGATCCACAAACACTACAACAAATAAAAGAATTAACTGAATAATTTACTAAGGTAAACTTATGGAACCAGAAGCAAATGGTATTGATATACCTCAAAATGCTGTAGAAAAATATCAAAGATATGCAGATGAAGCAGCTGAGAGAAATGATGCTGAAAATGCTGCTAAAATAGAAACACAAGCAACTGAGGATAAAGCTTTATCAGAACAAGCTGATCCAAGAAATGCTGAAAATTGGGGTGCTAAGGCATTCGGAAAAGAACTTGAATCAATAGGTGTAGGTGGTTTACAAGATACCGCTTCTTCCATTACTACCTTTCCAGAACGTACTGTTGATGCTCTTACGGGAGAGATGCAACGTGAAAGGGAACAGAATGGTTTTTATAAACCTGAATGGGATCCTTTTGTAAACATGGGTAATACCTATGAAACTAAAACATGGTGGGGTAAATTAGCTAGAGGTGTAGTACACTTCGGTTCTATGGCTGCTGCTATCATACCTACTGCTAAAGCTACGGCTGCTAGAGTAGGTATAGCAGGTACAGGTATAATGGCTAATAGTCTAGTCAGAGCTGCTGGCGTCGGTGCTGCGTCTGATCTGATATCTAAGGAATCAGATGGACATAATGCATTAGGTATGCTAAGAGATCGTTATGGTTGGGCAGATACACCAATTAGTACTAAAGATACAGATCATCCTGTATGGATGAAACTAAAGAATATAACTGAAGGTATGGGTATTGGTCTAATATTTGACGGTGCTACAATACTTTTAGGTAAAGGTTCAAAAAAAGTAATACAAGCTGCAGCTGATAGAGGTAAGAGTATAGAACTTGAAACTCTTAGAAAAGGATTACAAGAACTAAGAAAGAATGAATTTGAATTCAGAGGTAGTAAGAATAAACCTCTAGCTAACCCTGAACAAGCTGCTCATTACTCTCAAGATGATCCTTTCATAGTATGGGAGAGACAGAAGAGACAAAGGTCGGAATGGGGTGCTGAAGAAGGATCTTCTGGTACTGTTGTAAGACCAGTTCAAAAAGAAAGAGTAGCAAGAGAAGGTAATGTAGATCCTGATATTGCTGAACAAACTCTGAAAAGATTGATGAGTACTCCAAGATTCCAGAAAGTGTTAGATAGTGTTGGTGGTAGTAGAAAAAGACTAGTTGAAGTCTTTGGTGATTCTATCATAGCACACCAACGAATAACACAAGGTAGGAATCCAGCTGATATGCCAGCTAATGAGTACTTGAAAGAACTATTTGAATCTTTTGATATATATGATTCAGGTACAGATGATGCTATTAAAACTATTACAAGTAAAAATGTAGTAGTAGCTGATATGGTTATTGGTACTTTATTACAAGAGATAAGAGATAGAGGTATAGCTGGTAGAGAAATAGCAGACTTTGCTAATCTAAATAGTATTGATGGTCCATTGGATCAAATAGTAGATACTATGATGGTAGCTCTAACAGAAACTAAAAGAGCTAGAATTGTTAAATCACAGAACTTTAGAGAATTAGGTGCAGGTAAACGTAAAAGTTATCTAAAAGAGACACTCTCTAAGGAGATGTCTGATACTAGACAATCTATTCAATCTATACTTAATATTGTTGATAAAAGTCAAGATGATAATTTATTGATGGCTCTATTTGAGGCATTCTCTTCTATGCAAACTGTCAACAGTCTAGATGACTTTGATGCTTGGGCTAGAAGAATGATCAAAGGTGGAGAGATTGAAGGTAAAGCACAGATTGGTGCTGTTATGAGGGAACTAGAAGGTGTAATGATACATAGTATCTTAAGTGGACCTAAGACTCCTATGAGAGCTGCTATGGGTACAAGTACAGCAACCTTCCTCAGACCTATGTCTACTGCTGTAGGTAGTATTGCAAGGTATCCTTTTACTGGAGATGCTGCTACACTTAGATCTGGATTAGCTTCAATGAATGCTATGATACAATCCATACCAGAATCATTTGACTTATTCAAATCTAGGTTAAATTCATACTGGAAAGGTGATTTATCTACTGTTAAAACTAGATTCGCTGAATATACTAAAGGTGATGATAACTGGGAAATCTTAAGGAGATGGGCTGAAGATAGTGGAAGAGCTTCTGTTGGAGATAGAGCATGGTTCAACATGGCTAATTTAGCTAGGAATATGAACAATGTTAATTTCCTAACTTACTCTACTAAACTAATGGCAGCAACTGACGATGCTTTTGCTTACATTTTAGGTAGAGCTAAGATGAGAGAGAAAGCTATGAGGTCAGCTATGGATGCTCAGGCTAAAGGTAAACTAACAGCTTATACTGAGATAACTCCAGAATTAGTCAGAGTATATGAAGATGATTTCTATCGTGAGATCTTCGATGCTAATGGAGATATAATTGATGAAGCTACTAAGTTTGCTCGTAAAGAAGTTACTCTTA